GTATTTAATCTAATTTCTGTTCTATTAGGACTAATTTGATCGATATAATATCTATTAAGAACACTAGAAGATAATAATGGATTTAAAAAATTATAAACAGTGTAGTATTGTCCTTCTGTGTATCCTTGAGCTTCTAAATCCACTTGAGGATCAATAGTTAATACATTTGCTCCTTGAAATGAGTAACCATTATATCCAATTTCATTACTATATAAAATAGTATTATTTAAATCATAAATAAAATATTCTATATAACTTGAAGAAACATTAAAATTATTAGTGACTTCAAAGCTAGATATTAAAGACTCATCCTGAGGTGAATATATTTGATATTCAAATGTAGTAGGGTTGATTGATTGTATATTAACTATTTTACTCATTATAAATTAATGCTTGATGTAGTAATATTTAATATTTGTTCTTGTAGAGTTAAATTTTCTTGTCTTAATAATGTTATTTCTTCAATTAATGCTTGAATAGTATCATCTGATGTATTAAACTCTCCAGCGTAAGCTTGACTTGTTTTTATTAAATATTCATGTGAATTTGTATTACCATATTTAGGTATTTCAAAAAATAAAGTTTGATAATTAGTAAAAAATTCAGCTACTGATATAGATGGAGGAACAACAGAGCTAGTAGCCACTGGTTGTACTAATTGAGTAAATGAAGTATCAATAACTTTTTCATATTGATCTTTTAAAAAAACAGTTTTGTTTAAATTTACTTGTTCCATTACTCTTTAACTACTTTAAAATAATAATCATCCTCAAATATTAGTACTGAACCACTAAATATAGTTTTTATTAGAATTTGATAATTTCTTTCAGGTTCCAAACCATTCATATACATTTTAAAATAACTACCTGAAACATCTGTACTTAATTTTGTATAATTATCATCGAATCCTATAATTATTTCGTTTGTAGATAAATCTTTTAATGACCAATATGATTCTCTAGGTAAATAATAATTTTGAACATATAAAGAAGCTGTTTGAAATACTCTAGGTGGATATGTTGGTCTACAATTTACTCTAAATTTATTTATACTACCAGGAAAGAAAGTACCTGGATTTTCTCCTATAACTACTGTCATCTGGTCTGTATTTATTGTACTTATACCTGATGAAGTAATAAATGAAGCATCATCCCATCTAAATTCTAATTGAGGTGGGTAGATAGTATTAGTGTCAATTGAGAAAAATTTCATCTCAACTTGAACATTTAAATTATCTATAAATTCTTCATTACTTGCTTGTTTTACTATAAATCCATTATTAGGAATACTTGAACTATACCAAGCTGAAACTATATTCTTAACATCAGTTTCAATATCTATAGGATTAGAATATTCAAATAATTGTGAAGCTGAAGGACTAGTATACCAAACTCCTCCACCTACTGTTGAGCTATATGAAGCTGTTGTACCTGGATTGAAATTTCCTGTTTGCCAAGGTGTAGAACCTGAATAATCTGTCCAAGTCCAAGATACACCATTTGTAGTTATAGGCTGATCTAAATATTTACCTGTTCCATTATTCCAACTTTGAGATACAGGATAAATATAAACTGTAGTTGCTTCACTTAAACCAGTAACATTAGCTGCGTAACAACGTAAGTAAGCAGTCCAATCTGACCCTGATATTTTATTATTAATAATATCATTTATAGTTGTTGTATCAAATTGAATTAAGAATCTACTTACTTGAGGATCAGGATCAAATGCTCCAAATGCTGTAGTTGTTGATTCTATAATTTCATCTATACCTGTATTCATATTAGGATATAATGAATACATAGTTGCGTCTTGAGTAGGAAATATTTTATATACTGCCATTTTTAATTATTATAAAGGTACTACTTTACCTTGAATGTCTGTGTCTAAGTATTTTACTTCAAATATAGATGGATCTAAACTAGGATATATAACATTATTCATTGTTGCCGCTGAAATGTCATAAGCATAAGGTGAATATCCTAAATTAGTTCCAACTTTATTTACAATATCTATTGTTTTTACAGTTTGAACTCCTTCAATTCTATCTAAAAGTATATATAAATTACGTAATATAATAGGTTGATTAATTTGCCAATTATCAATTCTAAAATAATCTTGTAAAGCTAATATACAAGCAGTTAATACTTGATTATTATTATAATTAGGTAAAATTATAATTTCAAAATTTACTCCAATATTAATTATAAATCCATCTTTAATATTAATAGAATCATTTATCATTCTATATTGTGATAAATAAGTAATTATATTTTGTTTTAAAGCTGGAGAAGCTGTAGTTAAATTACCATTAGCGTTATTACTTAAAACATATAAATCTAATATTGAATTAGATTCACCTGCTGAAATAGTTTGAGCTTTAGTAGGTTCAATATAAGCTTTAGCTACTGTACCATATTTAGCAGGCATAGCTAATGTTCTAACTAAATAATCATCTTGAGTAACATTACGTTGTTGTGTAGCAAAATTAGCTGAAGCATTTTGTCTGATTTCTTCTTCTGTATCTCCACTACCACCTCCACTTGCTGCTTCTGGATTTGTAACCGCTAAAGAAGCAAATACACTATTAGCTGTATTAACATTTAAGTTACTATTTAAAAATCTAGTAGTTGAAGTTAATTGAGTTAAATCATTAGATGGCACATTCGCTGAAACCCCTCCTCCAGTTAAATATCTAAAGGTTAATACAGTATTAGACGGTGCTATACCATATGTACGAGTAAAAGTAAAATTATTAGGTGAATAAGCCGCTGTTAATCTATCTTTTTCAAATGGTAATCCTAAACCAACATTATCTGGATTAGGAATAATTTCTTCATCTGAATCAGTAGCTGTACCTGCTCCAAATTGTATTTGTAATGATCCTGAATTTAAAAAACGTGTAATAAATCGTCTTTGAACTTGTTCTAATTGTAATAAATAAGGTGTATCACCTTGATACTGTGATAAATAAGGATCATTAATATTAGTATTTTTAATTGATTTATAAATAGTATCTTGAGCTAAATAATCAACTTCATACCATTGATTACTATCACTATCAAAACAGTCTAAAATACCAATAATATTTTCATCATTTAATTCTATTGTAGCAAATTGTACAGGTTCATTAAATGTATATTGTTTTTGATTTATATTAGATGATATAGATTTTCTAGTTTTCTTTAATAAGAATGATTGAGGATTTGATCCTGCTATTTGGTATATAGTGACTTCAGTTGGGTCACTTGAACTTGATACTGAAAAATCAACTGGATCTCCTATTAAAAATGAAATATTTGAATTAGTATTAGATGTTACTCTAGAATTAGGTTCAATATATAAAGCATAATTAAAATCAGGTACATAAGTTGAACCTGATAGTTTAGCAGGTACTTGTTGATAGAAATCAATATCAGCTAATGCTACTCCTGTTACATTTGGTTTATAACCAAACATATAAGCTAACTCGTATAAGTTATTTGTTTGACGAGCATATTTTAAAAATGTTTCTTGGAATTGGTTATCTAAGTAGAATGATAAAACATCACCTACATAAGCTGCCATTTCCATAAACATCATACCTGGTGATGCTGGAGAGAAATCATTATACGTAGTTGGGAAATACGTTTTAGCGTAATTAATTAAACTAGATCTTAATTCTGTAAAATCTTTGTTTAAATATTTTATATCTTTAGTTGTTGCCATTAATTGAATGCTATATCTAATTGATCACTTATATTAGTGTCTGCTATTGTGTATTTTAAAGTAACTACTACTTGATTTATATCTGGATATTCAATAATATCTAATGATGCTACTATAACATTAGGAAAATATAATCCTATTTGATTTTGAATATCTTCTTTTAAAAAAGTTAAGTTATCAGTTGTTATTTGTTCAAATATAAAATTTCTTAAATTACCACCAAAGGTTGGATTTAAATAACGTTCTGGTTGATTAGTTAAGAAAAAATTAATTAAGTTATTTTTAATAGCATCCTTAGTTAAATAAGTAGACTGAAATACTCCAGGGTTACTAAAATTTAAACTAACACCAATAGCTGTACCTTTTTTAGTATCAATAGGAAATATTTTTTGTGCTCCAAATGCCATTATTATTTACTTAATAGACCCATAATTTGATCTAAACCAACATTACCTTCAGGTAAAGATCCATTAATCGCATCTCCTCCTCTAGGTACAAATGTGTTTGTTGTAATAGAATCTGTTGTCATTGTTTTTCCAACAGCCATGTCTCCTAAAATATTAGCCATCACTGCTTTTCTAGCGTTTGGATCTAATGGTTGAGTATTAGTTGGTTGTACATAAGATTCTGTAACAGTTCCGTAACCACCTGGACCTACTGAGGCTTTAGGTGCTTTAACAGCTTCTAAAAGTATTTCTTTCATTTCTTCAACAAATACTTCACGAACAGCTTCTTTAATTAATTTTTTAAATTCTTCTGATTTCATCGTATTATAAATATTAGATTAATAAGCTTTTAAATTGTCTCTATCAATAATTAGTTTTAATTCATTAATTAATGTTTGATCATCATTTGTAAATGATAATTCAGTTTGAATTAATATTATGCCATCTTTATTTTTACCAATAGCACGTCTACGAGTTACAGTAGAAGTAAATGGTACTAATTCAATTTCAATTATAAAGCCTTTATATGTTATTTGATTTTGTGTTTCTTTTGCTTGAGCTTGTGTTTCTGCTATATCTTGTACTTCTTTAGATATAGGAGTTAATTCATTTTCTTTATCAGGAGCGCATTTTTTTAAAAAAATATCAATAGAATTTAAAAATCCTACAACTATTAATATATAAGAACCAATAATAGCTGTTACTAATGCGGCTCCACCAATTATAGATTTATATTTAGCTATTTTAGCATTACCTTCTTCATCCATTTGCAGTTTTATTTTAGCTACATCTAATTGTTGGATAGTACTAGGTAATGTAGGTAATAACGCTGGGAAT